CTGTATTTGACGAGATATATAACGTCATTGGAGATGGTAGTAATATTCAAATTAATACAGATAATGCAGCTGCATATCATGTATTAAAATGGAATGGCAGCCAATTTGCTCCTGCACATTATGATACTCTTGGGGCAGATTTAAATGTCAATGGAAAATTAATAACATCTTCAACAAATACTGATATTAGGTTGAGGCCTGGTGGTTCTGGAGATATTAAATTACATACAGGTAGCAGTGAACAAGCAAAAGTTTATATTGATGGATTAGATGGTAATCTAAAATATTCATGCTTCTATGAATTAATTTCAGATTTACCAAATGCAGGAGAGCATCATGGTATGTTTGCACACGTTCATGGAACTGCACATAGCTATTTTGCACATTCTGGCAATTGGACACAATTGCTAGATACAAATTCTTCAATAAATGAATTATCAGATGTAGATACATCTATTGTTCCAGCCAATGGTCAAGTTTTAAAGTGGAATTCAGCAACAGGAAAATGGATTCCTGGGAATGATAATACTGGAGAAGGAACTGGAATAAATCAAAATTTATGGGAAACAATTACAGCAGATAGTGGAACTACAACAGCATCTGCCGTTAATGATACTTTAAATATTCGTGGTGGAACTGGTGTAACCACGTCAATTGTTGGTGATACATTAACTATTAATGCTGCATTATCCCAGAATGTATTCCAAACAATAAGCAGTCAGTCTGGAAGCACCAGCGCGACCACAACTACAGATACATTAACAGTTAATGGTGGAACTGGTATTACAACTGCCGTTAGTGGTAAAACATTAACTATTACAAATAGTTCGCCAAATGTAATTCAAAATGTATTTACTTCAGTTATAGCTGATACTGGAACACCAATTACTGCAACAACTGCAACTTCTAGCTTATCTGTTATTGGCGGTCAAAGTATTGCAACAAATATAGATAGCAATGGAAGATTGGTAATTGGATATAGTGGAGATGTGATATCAAGCTTAGATACATTAACTGATGTCACTCTTTCTGCTCCAACGACAGGAAGTTCTTTATGGAAAAATCTTCAAGATTGGGAAGATGCTCCAAGCCCAGTTTTATACTATTCAATATCATCAAATGGTCAGTCTGCATATAGATTTACTGGTCCTGGATTAAGTAACTCTACCGATGATCCAACTTTAATTGTATACAGAGGATTCACTTACATCTTCAATAATATGACTGGAGCATCTCATCCATTTGCATTGAGAACTGCAGATATTAATACTGGTGGAGTAGACTACACTGGTGGATTGACTGGTATACAAACTGGTTATCAATACTGGACTGTTCCAATGGATGCTCCAAATAGCATTGTATATCAATGCACTATTCATAGTGGAATGATCGGAACCATTACAATCAGATAATACATGGCAAGAACAGTTCCTGGAAGCGGTGCAGTTATTGAACCCATATTTAATAGCATATATGGGGTCAAAGATATTGTAGTTATTGATGGTGGAGAAGGTTACGATCCAAATAATCCACCACGACTAACTATTTCAAACTGTGGAACTCCGTTAAGAGAGGCAATACTTAGACCAGTTATCAATAAAACTGATGGTAAAATCCAAGCAGTTGAAGTTATTGATCCTGGTGAAGGATATTTGCCATTAGAAGTTATAGTTGAGCCATTAGTTGCAAATACAACAAAAGTAAAAGCCAGAGCCGTATTAAATTCAAATGGCTCTATAAGTTATATTCAAGTATTTGAAAATGGTGATGGATATTATGGCGATACTTCAGCAAGAGCATATATTAGAGGTGGTGGTGGATCTGGTGTTCAGCTAGTTCCAATAACTGGATTAGTCACTGGATTATCTTTAGAAAATCCTGGTCAAAACTATGAACTTGGAGATGTAACTATCGTAATATCTGGAGGTGGTGGACAGGGTGCTGCTGGTGTAGCTAATATTGACGAATTTGGTGTTGTCACAAATATTAATATATCCAATGCTGGTGAATTCTTTGAAACCCCTCCTTTGATTCAGTTAATTGGTGGAGGAGGATCTGGTGCTCAAGCAAAAGCGGCAATCGATCTTGGTTCTCTCACTAATATCGCTATCACAAACCCTGGTGGAGGATTTGTAAATCCCCCTCAAGTAATCTTCACTAGAGATACAAATTTAATAAAAGCGACTAGAAATAGACAATCATTAAATGCGGTTTTATATAATTTAACTGGAATTACAAAAGATATAACTCCTAGTCAAAACTTTATTGATGTTGAAACTACTGACCCATATCCAGGATCTGGTAAAATTTTACTAGGAAGAGAAATTATTAGATATACTGGAAAAACATCCACTAAATTTACTGGTTGTGATAGAGGAGTTAATTTTAAATTCGATCAAAAAGTAATACTTGATGATCTAGCAAATGATCCAGGAACTGGAATTTCAAATTATAATTTTAATGTTGCTGATAAGATTATCAGAGAGATCGAATCCTCAAATAATAAAATAGCAAAAGTTTATGATTGGGATCCAATCAATAGAGCTTTATATATTATATTTGAAGTTGATGAATTAGCTTTTATTGATGGCGGTAGATCTGGAGAAAAATCTGCAGTTATTTCATTTACTGGAGGAAGTGCAAATTCATCTGCTACTGGTCTTGCACCACACACTATAGTAGAAAAAGAAAATTCTAGAATTTTTCTATTTACAAGCCCAATAACAATACTCCCCAATAGTGCATTTGTTGATGCCAATTTAAATGGTCAGCCAGATGGCATTCCAGATTTAATTAACACAACAACTGAGTATGAAAATAAAATCAGTTTAGATGGTGGTATTTCAACTTCTTTATATGGTATTGAAGAAACTGTAGGAGGTCAAAGCACCACACTATTCCAGCAAGGCGATAAAATATTTGATTCGAGTAGTTCCAGGCTATTGGCTTCAGTCTCATCTGCTGGTCAATTGAATGATGGAGATTCATACGAAGCCTTGCTTGAGTTTAAGATAAGAAATATTTCAACCACTAGTTATGTCGTGGGTGAAACAGTTATCGGAGGAACTTCTACAGTTTCTGCAGAAGTTGTGTCATTTAACAGAACATCATCAATATTAACACTAAAATCTCCCATAGAATATAGTGGAAATCATCTATTTTCTGTAGGAGAATCTTTAGTTGGTAATTCTTCTGGAGCAACATCAACTTTAGTTCAGAGAGCATATCCTGTATATGCAAGAAATGAAGAAGAATAACTATAAATATACAGTATAAGAAATAATTTTTAATCTCAGTTATGGCATTATTAACTGACCAATTTAGAATTTTTACCGCAAAAAAGTTTATCAAAGCTCTTGAAGGATCTGATAAAACTCAGAGCGATATTGTTGCGGGAGCAAACCGTGATCGTTTGTATGTTTTTATTGGTAGACCATATGATTGGGATAACGAAAATAATCCTCCAACTCCAGTAGATTCATTTCAAGAATTTACTGATGTTTATGATGATTTAATCTCTATGAAGAGAGTTCTATCGAATGATGTTGTTCCAGTTGTTAGAAGAATCGACTGGATTCCACCTGAGCAAACTACTGGAGGCTTGGGATATGTATATGATATGTATAGCCATGATTACTCTTCATTAAAAACTGCATCTTCTGGTGCAACGAAGCTATATGATGCAGATTTCTATGTTGTAAATTCTTCATATCAAGTATATAAGTGTATATACAACGGAACTTCACCATCTGATCCAAATGGAAAGCCATCCACAGTAGAACCAACTGGAACTTCAACCTCTATTATCACAACAGCAGATGGTTATAGATGGAAATACTTATACACCATTCCAGTTGGTCAAGTTTTGAAATTCTTTTCGGGTGATTATATGCCCGTATTAAGTGACACTGCAGTTCAATCTGATGCTGCTGCTGGAGAAATTGATACTGTAGTCATTACATCTTCTGGTTCTGGTTATAACAATGGAACTTACGAAAACGTTCCAATTAAGGGTGATGGTATTGGAGGAAGAGTATCTATTGTTGTAGACGGAGGTAAAGTTGTAAGTGCAACTGTAACTTCTGGTGGATCAAATTATTCATTTGGAAAAATCATCATTGATGAAATTAATGGTATTGGATCTGGAACTGGTTCTGGTGCTCAGATTAACGTCGTAATTCCACCAGCAGGAGGTCATGGTGAAGATCCAGTAGATGAACTTGGTGGTTATAGAATCATGATCAATACCAAGTTTACATATGATGAAGGTTCTGGTGATTTCCCAGTAGATAATGATTACAGAAGAATTGGATTACTTCTAAATCCTCTTAAATATGGAACTGAAGAATTGACTTCAGAATTAACACTATCTGGAACAAGAGCTGTAATTTTCTCACCCACATTCACTGGAAATTTCCAGACAGATGAAATTATTACACAGTCAAGAACTGTTGGTGGTCAGTCAGTAACAGCTAGAGGAAGAGTTGTTAGCTGGAATTCAACAACCAAAGTATTGAAATACTACCAAGATAGAGTTGATGGTATTTTCCCAGAAATTACTGGAAGCTTGATTGAATTTGAAGGAGGAAACACAATTACTGGTTCTTCTTCTGGTGTTTCTGCAGATCCAGATATTAACTTCCCAATTGTTTCTGGAGCATCAACAAGAGTCATCAACAATACTGAATATGACCTTGGTATGAGTTTTACAAATGGTTATGCTAAACCAGAAATCAAAAAGAACTCTGGTCAGATTATCTATATAGATAACAGAAGAGCGATTTCCCGCGCCAACGATCAGATTGAAGACATCAAAATTGTAGTCGAGTTCTAAGAAAATGCCCCAGGATACCAATTTAAATATTAGCCCATATTTTGACGATTTCGATAAGGCTAAAAATTTCTATAGAGTTTTATTTAGACCTGGATATCCAATTCAGGCTAGAGAATTAACCACGCTCCAATCTATTTTACAGAACCAGATTGAGAGTATCGGTCAGCACTTCTTTAAAGAAGGTGCGATGGTAATTCCTGGTCAAGTTGGATATGATTTAAATGTCAACGTAATTCTATTACAGCAGAACTTCCTGGGTGTTAACGTTGAAACCTATAGGGAGCAATTGACAGGAAAAATTATTAAAGGGTTAACAACAGACATTAGGGCAAAAGTATTATATAGTATTCCTGCAACAGAATCAAGTAGAGGTTATATTTCATTATATGTAAAATATTTGGATTCTGCAGATAATTACTCTTCAGTTTCTAATAAAAAGTTTGT